GTTACGCAACAACAGCATCATTTGCTTTAAATGGTGGTGGAGGTTCATCTATTGATACCGGTTCATTTGCAATCACAGGTTCAAATACTTTTATTGGCAATCAAACAATAACAGGGTCTTTAAACATATCTGGCTCAACTATACAACAAGGTAGTTTAACTGCAACTTCATTTACCGGATCATTACAAGGAACAGCATCTTATGCTACAACATCATCCTATGTACTGAATGCCGTAAGTTCATCCTTTTCAACTACTGCTTCTTACGTATTAAATGCGGTAAGTAGTTCATTCGCAAGTACAGCATCATTTGCTCCAAACTACCAATTAACAAGTGGTACAGGTTCAATGTTAGCTCCTTATGTTTTAACTAGCCAAACTAGTTCTATGTTTGTTGCAACTGCATCATATGTACAAAATGCACAAACAGCATCTTACGTACTACAAGCGATTAGTTCAAGTTATGCAACAACAGCATCATACGTCCAAAATGCACAAAGTGCATCTTATGTTTTAAATGCAGTAAGCGCTTCTTATGTACTAAGTTCGAGCTTTGCAACAACAGCATCATACGCTTTAACTGCCCAAACACTATTAGGAAGTGTAGTAAGTGCATCCTATGCAACAACTGCATCATATGCACTAGATGTTTTACAACAAAAGGCTATATTAAACACAATGCCTGCTGCTACAATAGCTTCAGGTTCTACACTATATTGGTTCCCTGCTTCTACATTATTGGCCGTTGCAAGTGAAAATACAAGGACTTACTATCTTAACAATGCTTGTACTTTAGGTAGATTAATAGTGGCTACTTCTACTACTCAGAACAGTGGTGGTTCAGCTATTGTAACTATTAGACATAGTGGGTCATCTACTAATATTAAAGTAACTATTGCAGCAGCCTCAGTAGCAGGTAGATTTACTGATTATGTGAATACGGAAGTATGCTCTGCTAATGATGGTATTTCAATTCAAGTAGTCAATAACGCAGCATCAACTAGCACTTCATTTCAGCAAATATCCTTTAACATATTCTAATGACTAAATACGAATACGAATATATAATAAACCCTATTGGTAACCCTCAAGGTTATAGGTTGTTGACTATAATAGTAGACCTTAGTCCTGTTATATTATTTTTAAGTCTTGATAGTCTTGACCATGCACCATTAATACCAATATTAGACTCTGATATAACATCTTTAGAAAAATATGTAGACTACTTAGGAGATGACCCTAATAGACCATATAATCTTCAAGAAATATTATCAACCATACAATAAAACATCCTATAGAACTAAAAAAGAAATTACACAGTTTATCTTTATAAAAATTTAAAGTTTTGTAATTAATTGTGATATTTATAAGAAATAAACATTTAAGTTATGGAAAACAGTCAAAAATTTAGCGCAGAAGAGTTAGATCAAATTAAAAAAATACAAGAAAAATATAGTATTTTAGGAGTAGAGTTAGTGCAATTAAAACTAACACTAAAAAGCACCAAGGATTATCTAGCAGCATTGATCGAGCAAGAGGCATTAATAGAGGGTCAAATCATAGAGACAAACACAGAAGAAAAGAATTTAGCTAAGGAATTAGATGCAAAATATGGAGCTGGATCATTAGATCTAGAATCAGGCGTATTTACACCACAGGAAAAGAAGAATAATTAGTAAAAAAGTAAGGTTTCGAGTTTCGTTGTTATATTTATATATAAACAATAAAAAAATAATAAACAATGGCAGAAAGAATAGTTAGCCCAGGAGTATTTACGAACGAAAAAGATTTATCGTTCTTACCGGCAGGAATCGCAGCAATCGGTGCAGCAGTAGTAGGTCCAACAAGTAAAGGACCAGCTTTTGTACCAACAATCATAACCAGCTTTGATGACTTCATTGCGAAGTTTGGAGGTTTAAGTGAAGAGACATATGTACCTTACACAGTAAAAAGCTACCTTAGAAGTGCAAGCACAGTAACCATTGTAAGAGTATTACAAGCTGGTGGATACAATGCAAATTCACTACAAATCATAGCAACATCTGGAACTCCAACTATAAGTAAATTGGTTGGTGTTGTTATGCCAACTACAACAGTAGGTAGTTCAACTGGAAAGGGATTTGAAAAAACTTCATGGGCATTCGCAGCTCCTGGAAGTGCTAGTTTATCTGGATCTTATGGTATTACTTTATCAGGTTCAGGTGTAACAGCACAAGCAATTACAGCATCAGCAGTACCTACAAGTGTAAATTCATTTACAAATGTATTAGGAACTTCAGTTAAAGGTGCTAAAAAAGGACATATGTATGTTTTCTTTAGTGATTATTTAACAAGTGTTAATGCATTAACAGGTGCAACAATCTCATTTGTATCAGAATCAGCAAATGCATTAGTTAATTTATCAGGTTCAGCAGGTAATTATAGCCCAGCTTCAACACCTTATATACAATCACAAATAATAGGTGGTGAAAAACTCAACTTATTTCAATTCTACACATTAGCAGATGGTGATGACACAAACACATCATATAAAATAAGCGTAATTAATAACGTAATCCCAGGTACAGATCCAGGTTCTGATTATGGATCTTTCACTGTTGTAGTAAGAGATTATACAGATACAGATCAAAGACCAATAATATTAGAAAGCTATAACAATCTAAACTTAGATCCAGATTCAGCAAATTACATTGCTCGTAAAATTGGAGATAAAGCTTACACTGTAGATTCATCTGGTGTTGTATCAATCACTGGTGATTACAATAACGTATCAAAATACATTAGAGTATCAGTAGATTCTGCCGTATCAACTAAATCAGTAACAGCAAATGTTAAACCGTTTGGATTTGCAACACTGGTACAACCAGTATCATCAAGCTATGCATTCCCAACAGCATCTTACATAACAACCAACACAGTCATTAATAACACTTACAATAAAAAAGCTTATTATGGTTGGGATTACACAGTAGCAGATAACAGCAACTATTTGAAACCATTAGCTCAAGGAACAACTACAAACGGCTCAGCATTCAACTTGGATGAGTGTTTTGTACATCCAAGTGCATCAAAAGCAAATACCAATTCAACATTTGTTGGTGGTTCAAGCATATCAGGCTCAACTTTTACAGGATTAGACGTAACAACCTTCTTGAAATTTTCAGTGCCATTGCAAGGTGGTTTTGATGGTATGGATCCAGCTATAATTAAAAAAGTAGGTGCAGATATTACTAGTACAAACTTGTTTGGTATGAATTGTAGTACAGCTGCATCAGCAGGATCAGTTGGATACATTAAAGCACTCAATGTAATAAGCAACTCAGACGAGTATGATATCAACATGATTGTAACTCCAGGTGCAACAATTGCAGATCACTCATCAATCATTAATAAAGCAATTGAAGTTGCTGAAGATAGAGGTGATACTTTTGTAGTAGCAGATCCAGTAGTATATGGTCAATCAGCAGCTGCAGCAGTAGCAGCAGTAGCAGATAGCGGAATTGATTCAAATTACGTAGCAACATACTGGCCATGGGTTAAAATAATTGACACTGATAGAAACAAACCAGTTTGGGTACCACCAAGTGTTATTGTGCCAAGAGTAATAGCTTATAACGATACAGTAGCTTACGAGTGGTATGCACCAGCTGGATTAAATCGTGGAGGTGTAAGTGAGGCAGTTGATGTACAATTAAAGTTAAATCAAGCTACACGTAACGATTTATATGAAAATAAAATCAATGCAATAGCAACTTTCCCAAGCCAAGGAGTTTGTATATGGGGTCAAAAAACATTACAAGCTAAACCATCAGCTTTGGATAGAATTAACGTAAGACGATTAATGATAACAATGAAAAAGTATATTGCATCAGCAAGTCGTTACTTGGTATTTGAAAACAACACTACAGCTACACGTCAAAGATTCTTAAATATTGTAAACCCTTACTTGGAAACAGTAAAAGCTCGTCAAGGTTTATATGCTTTCAAAGTGGTAATGGATGAAACAAACAATACACCTGATGTAATCGATAGAAACATCATGTATGGTCAAATCTACTTACAACCAGCAAAAGCAGCTGAATTTATCGTACTAGACTTTAACATTCTTCCAACGGGAGCATCATTCACAAACGCATAAATCATTTAACCTACACCTTTATATAGATCTCTTATGATTTTTTAAAGGTGTAGACTATTTATTAATAAATAACAACATGGCAAATTTAATAGAAAACAGCGAAATATTTTACACCCCCTACGAACCGAAAGTTCAAAATAGGTTCATTCTACAAATTGATGGTATTCCATCTTTCATTTGTAAAAAAGTATCTCGTCCAATGATTGAATGTGGAGAGGTGATATTGGACCACATTAACATTCAACGCAAGCTGAAAGGTAAGTGCAAATGGGGTGATATTACACTATCCCTCTATGATCCAATCGTGCCATCAGGTGCTCAAGCAGTAATGGAGTGGGTTAGAACAGCTCACGAATCAGTAACTGGTAGAGATGGATATGGTGACTTTTACAAAAAGAACTTTGATATTTTTGTACTTGGACCAGTAGGTGATAAAGTTGAAAACTGGAAAGTTTGGGGTGCTTATATCAAAACAGCAACATTTGGTGATATGGATTGGTCTGCTGAAACTCCAGTAGAAATTTCACTTACATTGGGAATCGATTATGCAGTGCTAGAATTTTAATCAAAAACAACATTGACAAAGAGGCAAAAATGAAAATATCAGAATTTAGAAAACTAATCCGTGAAGAGATTAGAAGAGTAGTAAAAGAGGCAAATGTAACAATGTCTGGAGATTATAATGACTCAGACTTTACAGGTCCTGCTAAAAAAGCCTCTTTAGCCTATTTAAAAACTCCAGAAGGTGCGAAAGCAGCTAAAATATTTAAGTCACTTGTAACCAATGACTTTGATTCGGTTGATTTAACAAAAGCTATCAAAGCATGTAAATTTAAAAAAATGAATGATTTCAAGGCAGCTGCAAAAGCAGGTGGATTAGAAATAGATGGTTTAGGTAATGTAGATAACGAAGGTACTGGAGATTTCGAAGTAATGAATGACACATACACTGATGAGGGAGCTGCAATTGCATTTTTTGATAATAAATTTTACAGTGTAGGATAAGTTAAAAACAAAAAATAAACAATGAAAATAACAGAATTCAGAAAACTAATTCGTGAAGAGATTAGAAAAGTAATAACGGAAGCTCAAGCTCCCAAATACAAAGCAAAGCATGCAAGTAACAATCTTGTAGCAGCTATATACTTTTCATGGAATAAAGCTCAAAACAATAACCAATCTTTGTGGGATAAGGTAATTCAAATCTTAGAACAAGAAGATTGTGTGTTAATCAACTACGTAGTAACTGATAGCGTTTGTGAATTTGAATTTGCACCACGTGGTGTACAGACTTCAGGACCAACAACTATAGATGAATTAGAGGATTATAAAAATCGTGTTACAGATGCACTTAAGCCTTTATCAAAAGCATTTACCGGATATGATGTGTATATCGTCGGAGCATAATAAAACAGTGAAATTAACAGAATTCAGAAAACTAATTCGTGAAGAAGTTAAAAAGGCAATAAGCTTAAACGAAGAAGAATTTGCAGGTTTAGAACCAATACGAATAAATCATCCGGAACGAATAAAAGATGCATACATTGATATGATATTAAAAGCATTAAATAACAAAACAATAGAAATCCCGGCATTAAACCCAACTGATTATAAGGATTTTGCAGAATATGTCGGAGAAGAGACTATGGGTGATAGGAACTGGGAACAATTTCTACACGCAAATGAAGTATTTTACTAAGTTATGGATAAAAAATCCATTCCCAGGACAAAAACCCGTACAAGGTTTTTCTATGTCCAACAAAGAATTAATGGCTAAGTATAAAAACATGCGATAACAAATAAAAACAAAAATGAAATTAACAGAATTTAAAAAACTAATCAAAGAAGAAGTACGCAAAGTATTAAAAGAAAACAATTCTTTAACATTCGATAAAATCCAACAATATATAATGGGTGGAGGAAAGGGCAATCTTGATTTAAACAATCTCTCAATTACCTCATTACCAGATAATTTAAGGGTTAGAGGTACTCTTGATCTAGCAAATAATCCAATTACCACATTACCAGATGATCTATGGGTTAGTGTTGATCTTATTTTAATAAATACTAAAATTACCTCATTACCAAAGGGTCTAACAGTTGGTGGTAATCTTTATTTAAGTAATACTCCAATAAGTAAAGAATATTCCAAGTATGAACTTGAAAAGATGGTTCCTGGAGTAAAAAAGGGAGTCATTCCTTATAACGAAACGTTCTAAATATTTAAGAGATTCATGCAAATATAAATAACAACATACGGAACTTAGGACCCGTTATAGTTACCCAACAGGTGACGAATCCGAACAAAGTATCGCTACCTAGTTCGGATTTTTTATTTAAAATAAAGTTGCTTAAAGTTTTTAAAAAGGGTATATTTATAAGAAACCATATAAAAACTATCTATGAGCAAAGTTGTAACCGACAATTACCCAGCTGGAAAACAGCTAACAGACGAAGAAATCAAAGCTAAATTCCTAGCTGAATCAGTAAACACAGGAGCATTAGAAACATTCCAAAAAATAGATGTTCCAACTGAAATTATAGATCTACCAAGTAGAGGATACTTTTATCCAGAAGGACATCCACTTTCATCAGGAAAGATTGAGATGAAGTACATGACAGCAAAAGAAGAAGATATTCTATCATCTCAAAATTTAATTAAACAAGGTGTTGTAATAGATAAGCTGTTGCAATCACTAATAATCACTAGAATTAACTATAACGAATTACTAACAATAGATAAGAATGCAGTTTTCATTGCAGCTCGTATTTTAGGATATGGTAAGGATTATGAAGTAGAGATTGCTTGTCCAAGTTGTGGTGAAAAAACAAAACAAGTTGTAGATCTACAAGAGTTTGAAGAAAAAGAAATAGATTGGAGTAAATACACTAAAGGTGAAACAACACACAAGTTTACAACACCAATTGGAAAAAAAGAACTTACTTTGAAATTCTTAACACATGGTGATGAAAAGAAAATTGAAGATGACACTAAAGCTTCAAAAAAGTTAAATAAAATATCAGGAGTAGATACCGATCTTACAACTCGATTAAAACATGTAATTGTAGCAGTTAATGGCGATACAGACAAAAGCTTAATCAGCAAAACAGTTGATACAATGCTTTCAAGAGACTCATTAGCTTTACGTACACACCTTAAAGAAACAACACCAGACATAGACACTACTTTTACGTTTGATTGCACTAGTTGTGATTACGAACAAGAAAAGATGGCTTTGCCTATCGGGGTTGGATTTTTTTGGCCTGGGGTCTAGTTATAGACCCATCCTATACGACCAGATATTTGACCTAATGTACTATGGAAAAATGGGTTGGTCATGGACAGAATTATATAACCTACCGGTTTATTTAAGAAGATATTACTATCTTAAGCTGGCAGGAATAAGAAAAAAAGAACAAGAAGACGAAAAAGCTGCATACGATAAAGCTAAATCAGGTAAAAGATAACTGTTTATACCATAATAAGACTATTTATATTAAACAATTAAAAACAAGCAAAAATGAAAATATCAGAATTCAGAAAACTAATCAGAGAAGAGGTTAGAAAAGTGGTTAAAGAGGGTACAGAAATGAGCGAAGTTGCTGAGTACTTTAAAGACTACAACGTTATGCTCAGTCCAAGATTTGATTTAAAAGTATTTGCTAAAGATATTCAGCAGTCACCAAAAAAAGCAGCAGTATTACTTTGTAATCTGGAAGATACTAAAGTAATGAAAGATATTGCAAAAGGTATTTATACATCTTTTGATGTGTTTAATCCATCAATATTCAACGATGAATATGAGCAAATGATGGATGATTTGGGTCTTGATTGGGCATAAAAATGCAACTAAGTATCATACTAAATGAAGTAGCAACAAAGCAAGCACTACAACAAAATTTTCAAGAGTATGGCGTGAAGCTTCCTTCAACATTTAAGGTAAGTGATATGTCAACGGCTATTGGCCTACCTACAGGAAAACTATCAATACTATTAGCTAACTTGGTAGACAAAGATGTGATGCAAGACATAGCAAACAATGATTACACATCCTTTGATCCATTTGATAGCAGCCAGTTTAATGGAGATTATGATGATATGTATATTGATTTAAAGCTAGATAACTTAGATTATAAAGGAGTTGAGTTAAAACCAGACAAAAAAGCTGCTAAAGAGTTAGATCAGCTTTTTAAATCAGTAGGTATAGCTTATAGTGATGAATTAGGTACATCAAACGGCCGTCAGATCCCCTGGTATGGTCCATTAGGCTTTAGTGCAATCATAAGTCCTACAAAAGTGCTCATAAGACTATTTGAATACGATCACAGTGCTGCAAAAATGAAAAGTGCTTTTGCAAAATTGAAAGCAAATCAAGCAAAGCTCACGAGTTTTTTTAAATCAAAGCAGGTAAGAAGTGTTTCTATACTTTATGTACCAGGAGTCCGATTATTCATAGCAACACCTAACGCTTACAATAAAGAAATAGGGTTTGTTCAGAGGCATGGTACTGTATTAAAACTTTATTAATAAACACATTCATAACTAAACAACAGAAAGAGAGCCAGTTTAATCGCTGGCTTTTCTTATTTATAAACTATTTATATATAAAACAAGTGTGATGAAGAAATCAGACATACATAAAATTATACGTGAA